CGAGTTGCGCGGCTACAGCATCGGCGGATTCTCTGACCGTGTGCTGGCTGATCTCCCGGAGGAGGCTGCCCGGGATGGGATCGAACTGGAGCAGGAGCCATCTTTGGCTAAGTCGATCGCTGACGCGGTTGCCGAGGCGATGAGACAATCTCAGCCTGTCGTAAATGTCGTTATGCCGGAGCCTGGGAAGGCGAAGGTGCGTAGGATCGAACGGGACGAGCATGGGAACATCGCTCGCATTATTGAAGAGGATGACTGATGGCTGGTCTTGTTAATGCGGGTAAGCATCTGATGCTGAACGGGTTCTCCGCTGGGGTGACGCATGTGTCGCTTCACACGGCTGATCCGTCAACGAATGGGGCAAATGAGGTGTCGGCGTCGCCGTACACGCGGGAGTCTGTGTCGTGGGCGAGCGCCGCGTCTGGCTCTCTTCAGAACTCTGCTCAGGTCGTGTTCGATGTCCCCGGGACTACGACGATCACGCATCTCGGATACTGGTCGGCGTCTACGAGCGGCACGTTCTACGGTTCGCGGCAGTTGGATACGAGCCAGACGTTCGCTACTGCTGGTACCTACACGATCGGCGCGAACCTCATCACCGAATCCATCACCTAGCGTTAGGCGCGGGTTATGCCTGCACGCTTCACGTTAGACAGCGACTATCGCGGTTTGCTGAATGTTCACGAACTTGGCTTCGTCTCACCGTACTTCACGTTAGGTGACTCGCTGCGTGGGCAGTTGGATGATGACCGACTAGCAGGCTTTGGTCACGGATTCGTTACTGGTGATAGCAGTTGGGGCAGCAGCCGTGTCGTCGCGGTAAAGGGACCGGACGTTGGTCCTACCGGCGTAGGCACAGAAATCAGTAGCGATCCGGTCACGGGTCAGGTTGGCTACACGGGTTCCGTGTCCGCCGCGTCCACTACCGTCGGCTCGCTATCTGGCGTAGTGGGATTTGCCGGAGTCGTGTCGGGGGTCGCCGTCACGCTTGGGAATGTCGGCGGTTTGGCTGCTCGCTTCGGCTCTTCCTTTGGGCAAAGCGCTGCGACTGCCTATGTGAACGGTTCTCCTGCGTTTACTGGCTCATCGTCCGGTCAAGCGGAAAGCCTAGGGAAGACATCTGGAGCCGCAGAAAGGTTCGGGGCAGCGTCGGGCCAGACCGTCACGGAAGGCGTCCTCGTTGGCGTCCTGGGCGCTCTCGGCGGTATCACGGCGGTATCAGGCACCGCAGGGGAGGCGACCGGCTCACCGACCCTAACAGGCAGTATCAGTAGCACGAGCGGCAGCGGCGGAACAGCGGCAGGAGCCGAAGGCAGCAACGGCGTCATTCAGGCAGCCACACAAGTCATCGGAAGCGTCACCGGCAGTCCCGCGCTCCTCGGTGTAAGCACAAACGCTAACAGCAGCACGGGTACCGTTATCGGCGTCGCGGACAGCACGATCCTCGCAGGAGCCATCAGAGGCACAAGCGCAACGGCGGGAACCGCTACCGGCTCTGCTGCACTATCTGGCTCGGCAGCAGGTAGCAGTGTCAGCAGCGGCAGTATCGGATCGGGTACGCCACCGGCTCCCGCACCTGACACGCCGAGAAGCGGCGGGTACGCGTGGTCGTTCTCCGGTGACGCGACACTCATCGCGCCAGATGATCTCATTCAGGGACTCACGCAGTCGGTCGCACGAGTGAGCGGCACAATCGGGCACACAGGCAGCACGAGCGGGACCATACCCGCCATCGGTAACGTCTCTGGTCGTGTGCGTATCCGCGAGGACGACGATCTGGAAGTTCTGCAACTACTCGGCATCCTCTAACATAGACGTTATGGCTAAGACGATCCGACCCGGCACCTACGTCAAGGTTGAAACCGACGCCGGCAGGATTAGGCACGCCAGGGTCACAGCCGTAACGGATCAGGACAACATTACGACGCGGCTCGGCACCCCGAAGACGAGCGCTTCAGCAACGTTCGAAGCAGATCGAGTTGTCTCAACGGCGACCCGAGGCACGATCTTCATCGAAGATTAGGCGCTTCCCAAACTCATGTATCATTATCCGTGAAGTAGGAGGTGCGGCTTGGCGCGCAAAGCCCCAAAGATGACTGAACTTGTCATTGAGGAAACGTCTGGCGTCGATCATCCGGCGCATTTGCACGAAGGCTGGCTCGTCATCAAGGCGTCTAATACTGAATCTGTGGCAGATGTGCTCGCCGCTCTGCCCGAACCGTTAGGAGAGAGCATGTCGGAACAGGCCACAGAGGTCACGGCTGCTGACGATGACGTAACTCTTGCCGTCGATGAGGAGAAGATGGACGGCATGGACTACGAGTCGAAGCAGATGGAAGAGGAACTGGCGATGGCGCAGGCGCGTATCGCTGAGTTGGAGGCTCGCATCTCGGAACTTGAGGGTTCTGAGGATGAGATGCCGATGGAGGAGGCAGCCGACGATGTCGTTGCTCTCGCGAAGTCCGCACCTGAGCCGATCCGCAAGGCTATGGAGCAGTTGGCTAAGGCGAAGGCCGAGGCTGAGAATGCTCTCGCGAAGGAGCGGGAGGATCGCGCTGACGCCGACGCTATCGTCAAGGCACGCGACACCTTCAAGCACCTCACGCTCGACCCGGAGAAGGTTGGGCCTGCGCTCCGCCGCCTCGCGGCTATCGACGCCGATCTTGCGAAGAGTGTTGAGGATGCTCTCGCCTCGGCAGACGCGCAGAACGAGTCGGCTGACATCTTCACGGAGGTCGGCAAGGGCTTTGTTCCTGCGGGTGACGCGATCAACAAGATGACTTCCTTGGCTAAGGCAGCGGTAGCCGAGGGTAAGGCCGCGACCGTGGAGCAGGCAATGGCTCAGGTAGCAATCGACAACCCTGCCCTATACAACGATTACCTGAGTGAGAGAGGAGCCTGAGAATGGCTTTCGAGTTCTCTAACGCCGCAGTAAAGACCACGTTCGTCGCTGGTGAGGATCTGTCGGCTAAGCAGTACCACTTCGTCAAGATCGACAATGGCGATGGCGAGGTCGTTGCCGTCAGCGGCGCTACCGACCGTCCCATCGGTGTCCTCCAGAACGCGCCTACCGCTGGTCAGGCTGCGGAGGTCACCATCGTCGGAGGCACCAAGATCGCTTGTGGCGGCTCCGCTTCCTTCGGGCAGCCGCTCTTCGCTTCGGCTTCCGCAACTGCCGTTACGCTTACGTTCGGCACGACCGCTTCAGCCGCGTTCAGCGTCGGCACGTTCATTGAGAACGCTGCTGCTGGCACTGACGTCGCTGCCGTCATCGACTGCGCCAACGCTGCGCGTGGACTCTAAGGAGAGTTGAACAATGCCACAGCCCACTAGCAGTCAGGTCCATGTTGACGCAATCCTGACTAACATCTCCGTTGCTTACCTTCAGCGTGCGGAGTCTTTCATCGCTGACAAGGTGTTCCCGGTTGTCCCCGTGGACAAGCAGTCCGACAAGTACTTCGTCTACTCCAAGAATGACTGGCTTCGCGATGAGGCCCGCGTTCGTACGGATGGCACGGAGTCTGTCGGTTCCGGTTACAACATCACCACGGATAACTACTACGCAGACGTCTTCGCGATCCACAAGGACATCGGCGACCAGACCCGCGCCAATGCGGATGCCCCGATCAACGTGGACCGTGAGGCTGCGGAGTTCGTTACCCACCGACTCCTCACCCGTCGCGAGATCCAGTTCGTGACCGACTTCATGACGACTGGCAAGTGGTCACAGGACGTTACTGGTGTCGCTGCTTCCCCCACCACGAACCAGACGATCCAGTGGAGCGACTACACCAACTCCGACCCGATTGAGGACATTGAGGCTGGCAAGGCGTCGATCCTCAGCACGACGGGCCTGGAGGCCAACACTCTCGTTCTCGGATACGACGTTTTCCGTCGCCTGAAGAACCACCCGGATCTCGTGGATCGCATTAAGTACACGAGTTCGCAGACGATCACGGAGGACATGCTCGCTCGCATGTTCGACATCGAGCGCGTGCTGGTGTCGAAGTCCGTGAAGGCCACGAACGCGGAGGGCGCGACTGGCGCTTACTCGTTCACCACGGGCAAGACGGCGCTCCTCGCGCACGTTGCCCCGAATCCCGGCATCCTGACCCCGTCTGCTGGCTACACGTTCTCGTGGACCGGCGTCTCGCAGGGTCTCGGCCTGACGATCGGTACGTCCTCGTTCCGCCTGGAGTCGCTGCGCGCGACCCGCGTGGAGGCTGAGTTGGCGTTCGACAACAAGGTCGTCGCGTCGGATCTCGGCTACTTCTGGAACACCATCGTCGCCTGATCCGGTATCCATAACTGAATAGCGCGGGAGCGGGATCACCTACACAATGGGTGGTCCCGCTTTCGGCTATCTGCTGCCGGATTGCGATTACACTAGGGAACAGGAGGTTGCCTCATGACTTGGAGTTATTCCGGTAACCCTGGCGCATCGAACCTCGATCACATCAGGTTTCTCATCCAGGACACGGACACGACAGAGCAACTGTTCAGCAACGAGGAACTGACATTCCTGTTCAACCAGTACGGGGATGCCTACTCCGCTGCGATCGCTGCGGTGACGACGCTGATCGCTAAGGGTTCGCGTGTGGCGGAGGAGTCGAAGACGGTCGGTGACCTGTCCCTGTCCGTGAAGTCCGGCGCTCTTGTTTCGCAATGGGAAGCGCTACTGAAGTACCTGAAGGCAGAGCGCTTCCGTTACGCTCCCGCTGCTCCTGTCATCAACCTGAACGCTATCGTGCCAACTGTCGAACGGGTCGAGGAGGACGAATCCACAGACTTCGTAGTCGGGCAGATGGATAACCGGACATGAGTATCGAACAGCAGTTCCGTGAACTGTTCTCGCAGACGGTCACCTTGTTTCCGCCAGCATCGTCTGGCTCTATCGACAAGTACGGGAAGCGCACCTTCAGCGCATCAGCGTCGGTGTCTGCCTGCGCGCACTACGTTAGCGAGACTGTGTTGCGTCGCAGTCCCGATGGGCGCGAGGTCTTTGAGGACGGGCGGTTCTATCTGTACGGGATCTTCCCGGTGACGACGGACTACAGGTTGCGGCTCGAAGATGGTGCGGAGCCGATCATTGTCGCAGTCGATACGCCGTACGATCAGAATGGTGCGCATCATACGGTCGTTCACGTTGGAGGTAACGTACAGTGAAGGGTGGCATCGAACTCAAAGGGATGAAGAAACTCATCGAGATCACCGAGCGTGTCGATGGTGGCGAGCAGATTCTCGCTCAGGCCATGTTCGCGGAAGCAACGACGATCTTGAACGAGTCGAAGAAGATCGTTCCCGTCGCGACTGGCAATCTGCGCGCTTCTGGCAGGGTCGAACGTCCCGTTACTGGGAAGGGTCGCGCGTCTGTCGAGATCACGTACGGCGGTGCCGCAGCACCCTACGCTCTCATCGTTCATGAGGTGCCACCGAATACGGGTGGCCGATGGGGCAGTGGCCTGACGCACGCCGCAGGAAAGTCCTACAAGTACCTAGAGATCCCGGTGATGGCGCACAAGGACAAGTTCGTTGACGGTGTGCGCGGTCGCGTGAACGAGATGCTAGAGGGCTCCTGATGCTAGAAGCGTTAGCGGATAAGTTGCAGTCTGCCAGCATCGCTACTGCTGGTGTGAATCTTTACATTGGCTTGATGCCTAGTTCTCCCGATGTGTGCGTCGCCCTGTATGAGTACGCGGGTGAGCCGCCGCTAGAGGTGCTGCGCGATAACGGGGCGACGCTGGAACGACCGAGTGTTCAGGTGATGGTACGCGCCAGCCGTAACGACTATCCGACTGCTCGCAACCTCATCAAGAATGTTCGTGACAGTCTCACCGGCATCACGGATGAAACTATTTCGGGCGTACGGTTTCTACGTGTAAATCAGAACTCAGCGATCAACTCTGTCGGCACGGACGAGAACGACAGGCCCATCTTCACGTTATCTCTTCTGACGGTTGTGGAGCGTTGATGGACCCGTATGGTCGCGGCGCTGTTACGATTGAGCGTCCGAGGTGCTGGAGGTGCAACAAGTTACTCGCTGAACAGGTGACTGCCCCGTGGCGGATCACATGCCCCCGCTGCAAGGCGGCGAACCAGCAGGAGTGAAATGAGCCTAAAGGACGAGTTCACGAAACAGATCCAGGCGGCAGAAGAACTAACAGCAAGGAAGCGCAAGTGGATACCGGGTGTCGAGTGGCTCGGCTCCGAGGGGACCGTCACTACTGACGCTGTTCAAGGGGACCCCGAATGGGAGCATATTCTTCGGGCTTGGGACCTTGACCCTAACGAATTTCAGATCGTCGAACCGGTCTTGTTTAACTCGTGGGGCGGAGACGACGGCCTGACGAATCGGCAGTTCAAGGCAAAGGTGATTCGCCGCGTTCATTCATTTGTGGATATTGAACCGCTGATAGCAGAGGCTATGCGGCACAAGCCCAAGCGGAAGAACTACGAAGGCAGCGGAACGCTGAACGCTGTCCTCGCAGACTGGCAGATCGGCAAGGCTGACGGAGACGGGCTAGAGGGTACGATTCGACGCGTCATCGACTGCCGTGACGCTCTCATTCATCGGGTGAAGGAACTGCGGAAGATAGGGCGCTCTGTCGCGCATCTGAACGTTCTCTGGACCGGCGACAGCATCGAAGGCTGCTTCGGACATTACGCATCGCAGACTTTCTCGGTAGAACTTAACCGCAGAGATCAGGTAAAGGTAACTCGTCGCTTGCTGACGGATACGTTGCAGGCCTGGGCACCGCACTTCGAGACGATCACGGTCGCCGCTGTCGGAGGCAACCACGGAGAGCATCGTAACGGTAGCGGGAAGATGTTCACCGGGATTGACGACAATGATGATCTGGCGATCGTCGAACAGGTGTCCGAGATCCTTGCCGCGAATGAAGCCGCATACGGGCACATCCGTTTCGTTATCGCGCGGGATTCGGTCACTTGTACTATCCCATCAGCAGGATGGATATTAGGCATCACGCACGGTCATGTGTCCCGCAACGGTGCGACTGCCGAGGGAAAGTTGCGTTCGTGGTGGGAGAAGCAGGCTGCGGGTAAGCAGCCGATCGGCGACGCAGACATCCTGGTATCTGGGCACTATCACCACTTCCGTGTCGCTGATTGGGGAGGGTGCCTGTGGATGCAGTCTCCTGCGTTAGATGGGGGAAGCGACTGGTGGAGGACGTATGCCGGTGAAGTGTCGGAACCGGGTATGCTCACTTTCGTTACGACCGAGGAGCAGAGGGTCGGCGACATAGCCATACTGTGAGGGGTTCATGGACATCGTTGAGGAACGCGCGAAGAGTTACGGGGATCCGGCTGAGAACATCACGCGCATTGCGGCTCTCTGGTCTGCGTATCTCGGTGTCGAGATCTATGCTCATGATGTCTCTTGGATGATGGTGATGTTGAAGGCGAGTCGATCTAAGAACGACCCTGGCAATCTGGACAACTATGAGGACGGGCACGGTTACGTCGAGATCGCTGAACGGCTACGCTTCGCGGAGAAGTTACGGATGATCGCCCATCGCAGGAAGGACATGCTGCTGTGATCTGCCCATCGTGCAAACTAGGGGGAGAACTGAACCGAGAGGGCAACCCGGATACAGCGGCGAAGTACCACCGCAAATGTCAATGGCCTAATGGCGGGTGCTTCTGCCAGCACGCGGTAGGCGATAACGGATATGTCCGATCTTAGTATCGCGTTCATCAGCGGTGACTGGAATAACCAGGTCGATCCGCCAGAGCCGAACGGATGCGCTTACTACCGTCAGGTGTTGCCTTGCCAACTGATGCAGGAGCAGGGCTACGACACGCTAGTTGGGCAGCCGAGACCGTACGACACTATGGGTATCGGCTTAGCGAAAGATGACGGTGCGCTATTCGGCTTTGACATAAACATCTTCAAACTGATGATGCACGCTTCTGTCCCTCAACTGTTTGACACGATGCAGTCCGAGGGGCAGATTGTCGCTATCGACATCGACGACTTCCACTTCGATCTGCACACTGAGAACATCGCGCACTCCGCGACGAATCCGCACACCAACCCCACGAATAACCGCATGTGGTACGAGGTTGGTATACGTCAGGCAGATTTCATCACCGTATCTACTGCTTTTCTCGCAGACTTCTACGGGCGACGCTGCCGCGATGTGCGCCTAGTGCGTAATGCGGTAGAGACTGACCGCTTTACACCTGTCGAGCAGCCGGAGACGCCGACGTTTGGATGGCTTGGCGGCACACTTTGGCGGTCCGGCGACATCGAACTTCTGCGCGACTGGCTGCCAGGATTCGTGAAGCAGCACAAAGTCCCTGTTTCTCATTCTGGGCACATCCCCGGCGACCCCCGGCATTTCGCCGTGCGCGCAGGACTGAAGCGCGTCGAGACCACCCCTATGCGAACGATCAGTAACGTTCCAAAGATGATGACTTTTAACGTCGGGCTGGTCCCTCTCGCCCGTAACGGATTCAATGAGGCGAAGAGTTACCTGAAGGGTTTGGAGTATGCGGCGGCTGGCATCCCGTTCATCGCCACGCCGACAGAGGAATACAGGCTCTTAGAAGCCGCAGGAGTTGGCAGGCTGGCCTCTTCCCCTGACGAGTGGATTGACCACGCTACGGCGCTCCTAGACCCGTCTACGCGCATCGCAGAGGCCGAGCGCAACCGCGCCATCGTGAGGCAGAGGTTTGACATCTCAAGGATGGGGGAGGAATGGGCTACCGCGATTACTTCTTAAACCACGCAGGCTGCATTGCGGTGCAGAGTGAAGCGACGATACATGCACTAGAACGCAGTATCCCGCTGCGACCACTCGCGATGCTGCTCATCGGTGTCGGAAACGGCGGAACAGTCGAGATCTGGCGCGACACACTTCCCGAAGGATCAAGCGTTACCGCGATTGACGAGAATCCTGCTGCTGCTGAGATCCCAAACCTTGACGTTATTGTGTGTGATATGCGAGACCGTATCGCCATGAGGCAAACCCTCAAAGGCCAATGGTTCGATGTCATCATCGACACGACGGGAACCATGCAGCCCTACGCTTGGCCGTTCCTGAAGGCAGGCGGAGTTCTCATTTACGAAAGTTACATTCCTGAAATGATAATGATGCTTGTGCAGGATCTCGCCTCTGGTGGTGACTCTTGGATTCCCGGAGAAGAGATCATGCGAATCGACACCTATCAATCTTGTGCCGTTATTGAAAAGCGTAACCCTCGCGTCGTCCCATATCTGAACGTACTGACAGGTAACTTTGCTGAAGTCAAACCCGAATCGGAGTTCATCGCGGCTGGCTTCAAGCGAGTCATTTCCGCGTAAACTAGATTCGTGGCAAACTACTGGCGGAAGCGCACATATCAGCAGGCGGCGACTGAGCCTGATGGCCTAGCCAAGCGTGGACTCGTCTACCTGATGAGTCAGTTTTTCACGGTCGGTGCTGGTGCTTCTGTCTACTTTGCGATTGACACTAACGACGCTGAAGTCGAGTTTCAGTTCTATGACATCGCTAGTGACCAGGGGGAGATTCAAGCGACACTACTTGAGGCTCCCGCTACGGTGACGCAGTACAACTACATCACCCCCAGGAACCTGAATAGGAAGTTCCCCGACACCTCAGCGGCATCATTGTCCGCTGCAAGCGCGGTCACAGGAGGAACACCTATCGCTTCCGAACTGGTCGGTAACACTGCTAAGGCCGGCGGAGATATCACGCAACAGAAGATCCACACCCTGCGCGACGATACGGTTTATGTTATGCGGTTCGTGAACGTGTCAAACCAGTCTTCCACGGTCCATATGAACCTGGGATGGTCTGAGAATGATCCGCAGCATTACCGACTCATTGAACCCGTAGACCCCGCCTCGTAGCGTTACAGTTTCAGCCACTCGGGTCGGGCCAATGTCCACTTGATCGTTCTCTCCAAAGACTCTTCCAGCGACAGAGGCGCGGACCATCCGGCGTCAGCGATCTTCGAACCATCCAACGCGTAGCGCAAATCGTGCCCAGGGCGAGAAGAGTGGAAGTCCACCAGTTCGTAACGCAGAGGCTTGCCGACATAGGAAGCAATCAACTCAGCCATCTGAAGGTTATTCATCTCCCGCTCCCCGACAACATGCCACTTCGCCGGAACATCTGACTCCCCGTAGCGTGGAGTTTCCTGCTGGATAGCGAACAGCAAAGCGTCGGCCTGGTTCCTCGCATGTAGGTAGAAGCGCGAACCGATCTCTCCGCTCGGCGAAGCGTGGATCGACATAACCTCGCCGGACAACACTCGCTTGATAGTCATAGGCACAAACTTCTCGGTGTCCTGCATCTCACCAATAATGTTCATAGTGTTAGTGATGACCAGGGGAATGTCGTAGGTACGCCAGTAGGAGAAAGCGACAGACTCCTGCGCCGCCTTACTAGCCGAGTAAGGGTTAGAAGGGAAATACTGATCCGCCCATTCCCGATGCGCGTGACCCGCAGGAGCAGGCCCATACACCTCATCCGTAGACACATGCAGGAACTTCTCCACCGGATACTCCCGCGCATAATCCAGCATGTTCGTAATCAGCGCCACGTTATTCCGAATGAACGGTCCAGGCTCCGTGATAGACCTATCAACGTGCGACTCAGATGCCACATTCAGGAGATAGTCAATAGGGCCGATCTCCGAAGCAAGGACAGGGGACACAGGAGCAGTCAAGTCGTGAGTAATAACACGCGTCCGCGTGTAGGAGTCATCCACGCCACCCGCCGCCAGCCGAATACGGTCCGTCAGCCCACGGTGGCGGAAACTCACGAGGCAGACTACCTCGTAGTCTGTCGTGGTGAGTAGGTGTCGCAGGACATGGGAGCCCACGAAGCCACTTGCTCCGGTGAGGAGTACGCGCTTGCTCATTGTCAGATCCATCCACTCGTCTGAGTAATGCTCAACGGAGGCGCGAGCATCGGTTCCTTACTAGGCGGTTCGAATAACGCCAACAGTAGTGCTTCAGCACGGTCGGGACTGCTAACGCCACGCCGCTTCATATCGGCTTTCGCTTCGATCTGTATGCGGCCGCTGCTGTTTGATCGGTATGTGGGTGCCGTGAGTTGGGCGATCTCTTTCTTTCCGACCGCGAGGGAGAGTTCCTGCTTGCCCTCCTCGTCTGGCTGTAGGAGGGTTCGCATGTTCCACCACATCTCGGCACGCTGATTGGCGAACTTGTTATTGTCGTATGCGCGTTCGGCTACGTTCACGGCAACGATGTCAGCGTTATGCCTGGACTCTTTGCCCCATTCTGAGAGGAGTCCGGCGACTCCCCAGCCGACGCCGATACTGTCGATCTTGACCCGCACTCTTTCCTGTATGCCGTGAAGCGCGTGGTATTCCTGCGCCTTGTGGATCTCATCTAGCACGAGGCCGGCGACAGTCACCGCGTTATCGTTATGGCTTGATGTGTGTGTGATGTAGGCGCACATGCCGTCTGCACGACCGATGACGAATTCGTCTCCGCCGTCTGCGGCGACATCGACTCCGATGCGTGCTGGGCCAACGTGAACAGGTTCATGTACGACTGCTGATTCGAGCCAGTCGATCGGAAGTGTTACGTTGGTGGTCGTGCGTGGGAAGCGTGCGTGGACGCGTGCCTGAACAAAGGGGGACTCTGCCCCGAACTCGCGGATAACGTCTTGCACCCAGGCTCTGTCTACGAGGTTCTTTGACCACGGACCGACTGGCTCCCCGGTGAAGTTGGGGGTGGAGTATGCGTCGATCGGGATGACGTTGTAGAGGTCTGAGTTGCAGGCTCGCTCGAACCACGATCCGACGTTATCTGTCGGCGGGTTACCGAGCAGTAGCAGGCGTGTGTGCCCACCAGTCATCAGGGCTTCTAATGCGTTACCGATGATGGGGCTGATGCCTCCCGCCTCATCCACCACGATCAAGAGGTTGTCTGAGTGAATACCCTGTACCGCTGTCTCGTTATGGTCTGCGGGGGAGAAGCCGTCTGCAACAACGAGGTCGTTGATCTTCCACTCTGTTGTTAGTACCTCGCCGGGAAGATTGTGGGCTGTGTGAAGCCTGCGGATGTGGGGCCAGAGGATTCCCCTCACTTGGCGGAACGTGGTCGCTGTCGTCACTACACGGACCTTCTCGGCTGGGTGTACGGCGCACCACCAGGCGATAGCGCGTGCGGCGATGTGCGACTTGCCGGGAGCGTGGCAGGCAGGGACGGCTGTGCGCTTGTTATCGCGCACGGAATTGAGGATCTCTACCTGCTTGCTCCATACGCCTTCGCCGAGGCCATCGGTGACAAACGCAACAGGATCATTACGGTAGCGTGCCCATTTCGGGTCTACCCCTTCACGCAGTTCGTTGACTAACGCGAGAAGTCCCGCTTCGGACATACGTTCGAGCGCGAGTACCCGCTTCTCCGTTGGCGCGTCACGGAGGATCTGCTCAGGAGTCATCCTCGTCATCCGTGTCGTTGAATCCGAGCAGGCTGCTGATCTCCTCGATCAGTTCGTCTCGCGTTACCTCGACTTGGATGGGTCCTCTGTCTGGACCGGACAGTTCTGTACGGATCTGCCTGCCGAAGTGCTGCGGCGCGGTCCTTTCGAGGAACCATCCTGCGGCCTGCCAGTTGGTCTGCGCGGCCTGCTGGATGATGCCAACGTTACGGACGATCGCCGCTGCCCGAGCGGTATCGACATCTTCGCTGAACCGTGCGTAACGCTCCTCGTTGTCGTCTAGTTCCTCACCGGCATCGCGCCTCTCCCGTGCGGCGTCACCCTTCTTCAGCCAGTTGTAGAGCGTGGCCCGTGAGATTCCCGCATAGGTAGCAGCATGTTCGACGTAGTTACCGAGACGCAGCGCACCGATGATGCGCTCGTGCGTGTCGTCCGTGAGCAGAAGCGCAGTTCGCTTCGGCATAACTCTCCTTCGTGAATGATGTTTAGGTGAGCATAACGCGGATCTTTAGAGATCGCCGCGTGCCACGCTAATCACATAAGTCGCCGAGAGCCACCTATCGGGTCGCTCTTTCTGACCATCTTCGTAGGTGAGCCAGTCGGTTCGGACGTAACGTGACTCGTCGCGCATCGCCATATCGTGCACAGCGTTAGCCGCATCCTCTCGTCCCCTCCGGTACCCGTCTATTGCACCGCGTTGGTATGCCTCGTCTACGAGGTCGTTGATCTCTGTCATGGTCTCCCTCTCGCCATGAAGTTTTTCAAGCATGTGCGGTTGCAGAAGTCCATGATCTCCCCTGCCCCGGTCATGATTCTCATGCTGCCTTCTGTGCGTGTTACGGGGTTGCGGCAGTTAGGCGCGTCGCACGTTAGCGAGGCCTCTTGTCCTGCCACTTCACAATGATTCCCCATAGGTAATCCGCAATCTCGTGGGAACCAACTCGTTCCGTTACAGGAGAGTGTATGGCGTATTGCGTTAGTTCCGCCAGTAACTCGTCGTATGTTTCCTTCCGGCTCGCCGCGTATGCAGACATCCGAACGATGTCGTACTGCGACGGGTTACCGCTAGCGGATGCACTTGAAGGGGAAGGCATTGTAATAACGGATGTATGGGTTCCAGATCCAGTTCTGGTGCTGCCAGGAAGACCACGATCCATAATGCGAAGTATCCAGTCCACGACCATCACTCGTCAGCCCCCAAGGACGCCAGTAGGTTCCCTTATTGCTCATGTATTTGTAGACGATCTGTGACTGGCGGTATGGGTTGAGCATCGCAGCCCGTGACCACCACCTGTTACCCGAGTGCGCTGACGTCTGGATCTGCCAAATACCTAACGCTCCGCTGTACCACGGGCTGCTTTCGGAAAGGTTCTGGCCCTTGCTCTCGCGCATGACGATGCCGTATGCGACCCGCAGATTGTTTCCCGTGAAACCAGCCTTCTGTAGCACCTTCACGGTGCGGCAGTCACCGGCCTGCGCTGCGGGGGCAAGCACGAACCAGCCGAACATGAAGCCAACTATTAGGGTCAGGATGAATATGTTGCGTTTCACTAGGTACTCCTCTTGGGTCGTCTGTGGCGGAGCGTGATGTGCGATCCCTCGGGCCATCCTTTCTTGCTCTTGTAGGCGATGAACTCTGGATATGTCTCGACTAGGTACTTCGCTTCCGCAATCTTTCGCGGCATACGCTCTTCTTTGGTGCCACAGCCACCGGGTGTGTAACGCTTGCAGTCGGGGAGGACCCATTGGTTCACGACGACGACCCCGAACTCGCGCAGATTGAGAGCGCACCAGCAGTAGTCGTCCATCGTTTGAACGTTTGTGTCGAAGCGAAGGTGGGACTTGCGTAACGCCCATGCCCGACCATCCGCGAGGATGTTCATTCCCCACTTGTTGCGGCGGTATGGTGCGTTATCGACGCCAGCAAAACCGAGCAGATGAGAGCCGATGCGTGAGCAGTATCGGGCACCTTGTTCGCAGCGCAGGAGAAACTGCTTCATGCTGATCGGATTCTTGAACCTCTTGGCGTATTCGTTCTGATTGGCGAGCGTGATGTCTAGGACTTCCTCGTAGGTCTCGTCGTATCCTGCTAGTTCGGATACTGACTTCAGATCGTCTACTAGAAAGACTGCCCATTCGCCATCGTCCATGAGGTCGAGTGCGGCGTTGCGGTTGTAGGCGAGTCCGGCAGGCTGACCTGTTACGACGAGGCGGTTCTCGCGCACGGTGCCGCCTTTGATATGGCCTTGCTTCTGCTCTTCCGTATGAACGAGGACGGTGTGTTCGATGCCCTCTGCTTCCAGCATGAGGCTTGTCGTCATACTGTCGTAACGGTTCGAGGCGAATACGAAGACCTTCACTTGGCTTTCACGTTCCTACCGGGGATGAAGTCGCTCTCACCGCGAATAGCGGAGGCGATTCCCTCTTCGCGCTCGGTGCGCTTCTCCTGCCCTCTCGCGGTTTCCATCGCGTAGGTGAAGCAGTCCTTCATGCCGCGAAGCGCATAGTAGACGACGCTGTAACGGTAGCCGTCTCGCTTGGTCTGCGTCATCGGCGTAACGCCATGAACCAGGCCGTGCCCGTAGAAGTAGAGGGAGTACCCGTCGCGAGCGGAGCATACGATGTCGTACTCGGGGATGTGCAGATATCCGCCAGTAACGCTGCGGCGCACGACTGGCATCGCTGACCATGTATCGAAGTTGAAGCCGTCGCGATGGTAGGGCAGGGTGCTTGTCTTGTTGATGACGCCGCTGGTCCAGAGCGCTCCTTCTGCCATACGCCAATCGTCGGCGACCTCTTGGATCACGCGGGAGTCCCGTTCATGCACCTCGGGGAACACCTCTCGCATTTGATCTGCCAGCGTGTAGGCCATATTGACGATGACCGCGTGCGCCTCGGGATCTTCCTGCGACAGAGTCGTGGGTCGGCAAGACTCTCGTGACACCATCGGCTTGCGAGGAGACATACCGAATACGCGGGAAACGTTGATGACACCCTTCACCCCCCGCAGGGTATGACCGTACTTGACCCGCAGGACGGCACGCCGAAGTTCAGCCACCTTTCCCCTGGGCAGCGGAAGGTACGCGAAGAGCGGTTCCCCCGTATCGGCGTCTCGAACGACGCACGCTTCCGTTACATTGGCTTCGATATCGGGGACCATTTCGCCGACGTACTTATCCGCGTCCTCTTTCGACATGACGCGCCGCATCGTCAGGTTTCTGTAATCTCCCAACTCGGGGCCTCCTCGTTCGTGTACTGCTCAATAAGATAGACGATCGCCTGACTGTTGCTCTCGAAGTCTCGTTCGATACGCAGTTTGCCGAGGCGCTCGGATACCCAAACGAACAGGTGACTCGGGTAGGCGACGACCAGTTGCCGCGTCGCTCTGTCAGCGTAACGCTCCAAGAGATCGCTGTACGTCGGCTTCAGATCAACATTTGTCGGATGCGTTATCTCCGGCTCAGTCTCCTCTAGGAGCGCACGAAGATCGTCAATCTCGTCATCTACGAAGCCTGATGCTTCGACCAGGCTCGGCTCTGACAGTTCAGCGAGAATGTCGAGCAGCGCTTGCTCATCCCACTCAGCCAGGTCACTCGTCCGGTTATCCGCGACGGAGTATGCGGCGATTTGATCCGGTGTCCAGTTATCCGGTACGCGAGTGATTTCAATGTCGGTCCATCCCAGCGCGGTCGCCGCTTGTAGCGTTCCGTTACCGGCGATCACCGTGTCTTTCCAGACGACGAGGGGCTTCCGCTGCCCGAACTCAGTCAGAGACTTCTGGATCGTTTCGATGTTGCGCTTGTTGTGCTGGCGAGCGTTAGCCGGATCGGGCTTCAAGGTGTCAATCTTGATCTTCTCGATCTTCACGGCTGTCCCTTCCGAGACGCAGCGAGAGCCTCAACATCGGAGCGACGGAAGATCGTCCGGCGTCCCGCCTTGCCGACAGGAGTAAGTTGCTTCTTGTGGACGATCTGGCGCAAGTTATTCGGCGTCACGCCAAGCATCCCCGCAGCAAGGAGACTATCGACTGTATCGCTGACAACGATGGTCGGCGGTGCGGGTGGCTCGGGGAAACTGCTCGCCCCAACAGTCACGAAAGCGTTAGTCGGAAACTCATTCATCACCAGGGATCTCCTTGGTCGTCGTTCTGCTTGTTGTTAGTTGGCTTGTCTAGCGGCTTCGGGATCACGCCGATCGCTTCTGCCGTGACCTCGGGGATAGACCGCTTCACACCGTCTTTCTCGAACGATGTCATTTCCAGAGTGCCTCCGACGATCACTCGCATGTCTGCGCGTATGTGTTCGGCTGCCGCCTCGGCTGCCTGACGCCAGAGCGCGACGCGGTACCACGACGGCTCACCCTTTCCCCACTCGCCGTTCTTCTTCTTCCGTGGCGTGACCTTCACCGTGAGGTTACATACGGCATCTCCGTTGGGCATGATGCGTACCTCGGGGTCTTTCTGAACGTATCCCACGAACCAAAGTGTTGCTTCACCAGCCATTATTATTTTCCTCTACTATCTGGTAATCGCCGTCGTTTGTGAGTAGCGCCCGACTGCCGTTAGGTAGCGTGACGGGTATCTCGGCGGGATCGTCCCAGGAATGAACGAGCCAGCCGTTCTCGTAACTGTCACGAGGGTTCTGATGTACGGAGCCGGGAGCGATGTTGTGGCAGGGTGAACATAACGCGATGAGGTTAGTGAGTTCGTCTTTGCCTCCGTGCTTACGCAGTTTCCTGTGATGCACGGCGACAGGATCTCTTAACGGTTTGCCGCATTTCACGCAGTGGCGGTCGCGTGTGAATACCGCACCCCTCAGTACCGGATCCATTACCGTCACTTACCCCTATCAAGGAGCCAGAAGAGAGGCACGAACAAGAGCCTGTCAACTAGGACGATCAAACATTCCCTCATCACGGTTTCCCTCTATCACGAACACCGCTCCCGGTGCCCCAGCGTTACGATACTAGGTCGTCCTGCCAATGCGTTACGGTCTGCGGTCGCATGAGCCCGTACTGAACATGGAACAGGCGGTCGTGTATCGCCTTCTGTGTGCGTCCGTATTTCCGCGCGAGGCCGAGCATCGTCATACCGCCCTCGAAGTCGGCGACGACGCTACGCTTCTCCTCCGCGCTCCACGGGCGACCCGCTTTCATCGCGTCTTGTCGCCGCTTCTTCTTCTTAGCAGGCTGCTTCTGCGGCGTCCTGCCGTTAGCGTTCTCGCGAATGAAGTCCTGGTACGTCGCCCAGGCTTGTAAGAACTCCTTGAATGTCGGCTGCTGCATCTTGCCTTTCCCCTTCTATGACGAATACCGCTCCCGGTGCCCCATACACTTTCCTCGCCGTTAGCGTGACCACCTGTGCGTCGTCAGCAAACGCCGCGCCAGTCAAACCATCTAACGCTGCTCGCGCTAGTTTGTCTACGTCGGGCCTAACGTGCGGTAAGGCTCGCGGCGCACTACGCGGCGACAGGAGCCTGAACGTCACATCGACCGTAACTGGTCCCTCTAACGGTTCCATAATGGCACGGCACGCTTCGTTGATAGCGTTACGCCACGCCGTTAGTTCCTTCGATTTTTGATGCACGATGCGACCGCGAAAGACGCTCATACTGCCTTGCGTGATCGGGGTGCCAGCGAGCGAGAAACTGTAACTCGCCGCAGCCATTCTCTAATGTTACGTTATCTTGTGCGGCGTATCAAGATGATGCATGTAACGCAACTGCGTGCCTGGTGTACCCAGCCACCGCATCCGGGGCACCGGGAGACAGGGCTACTCATCGTGGCTCAAATGCCGATGCCGGATGACGCTGAAGTCGCTATCGGTGCGGCCTCCGGGTGGCCCGACCTTGGCGAGAACATGCGCGAGACTACTTCTACAAACAGGGCAGGGACTCGTCTCATATTCGCTATCGAACCAGCCCTTGAAGCAAGGTTCTGTGTGCGTACATAAGCATCCCGTCTTGCCGCAATGCCGCTCCGGTGCGTGCTGCTCCTGAGCGATGCGTGCCTCGGCAGCGATGCGCCTTGCCTGCTTCCAGGCGTTGACGAGTACGGCTGGTGTCATCATCGCATCGACCAGGCCATAATGCTTCTTGATCTGGTCCTTGGCGAACTGGACTGTCATGCCCGGTGCGCCTTGCTCCAAGACCTCCTGCCACGCGTACACCTTTGCCTCGTTCGGGGAGTGCCTGCCGTCTAGTTCGTTCGCGTAGATCAATAGTCCAAGGACCTCGTCGTCGGTCATGCCCGATCACACCCCTCCCCTACCGCGCACAGGCGGAAATCCTGATACTGCCGTGTCTCACAATGAAACTGATCTTCACCGCAGCACTCCGCGAGAGTCTTCTCGCAGGAGTCACCGCAGGGGCACGTCGCTTCTGCCCTCTCGTCTATTCGGACTCTGGCGATCAGGTCGCACTCGCAGATAGCCTGATCGTATTGCGGATCTACTCCGTAGAGTTTGGCTGGCATCTTTCTTACGCGGCATAGCCGATCGTGTTGTTCTTGCTGATTCATGACTGAATACCCCTTTTCGTTTGCTGGATTCGTGCGTGTATCTCGGCGTACTGATCCATCCTCCGCTGGCCCCCAACCTTCTGCTGGGAACGTGCTGGCAGCGGATCGTCCTCCCATCTTCCTTGTCTAAGCCAAGTCGTCGGATGCGCCGTGAACTGATCTTCCCTGTTCGGGTCTGCGGCGTAACGCTTGGCGGCTGCCAGGATGACTTCGGGGTCGGCCTGCTGGATGGCTTGCTGGTAGGCGTCCCTAGCCGCCTTCTTGCCCACCCTCCGGGGGTAGGCCTGCCAGAACGCTTCGAAGGAGGCTCCCTGAGGCAATCTGAGCGCCTTTCCAGCCTCGGGGTTAGCCCCGTTAGGGGTCACCCCTGCCGGGGCTTCTGCTTGCTTCCCTTCGGGCAGAGCGATCACGAGGTCTAGATCTTGATCTTGGGTTTGTGATCTTAGGTGGGTCTGAGTTAGTGCATCGGTTTTGATGCAAGCCTGGATCATTTCCGACCCTAGCCCTTGGCTCAATTTGATCCTAGGGTGCCAATGAACGCGATACAAGGATGTCAGCCAACGATCATCAGGACCGCGACGCTGGCTCACCGTGATCGCTCCTGCCGATATGAGTTGTTTCCTGGCGCGGTCCAGAGTCGGCACCCCGACACCAAGCAGGCTTGCGAGTTTCTGCCGGGACGGGAAGCAGTCTCCCTTCGCATCTGCGTATTTCCGCAGAAGCAGATACAGGCGAACCGCCAGCGCACTCAGATCGGGACTCAGCAGAATCCAATGCGGAACCATCTCGAATGGTCCCCGTTCCACTTCGACTGTGCTATCGTCGTTCACGCGAATACCCTTTCGTTAGAGTGAGCCACCCGGTATCCCCCCGAGCCGGGTGGCTCACTCGTTTGCTGCGAGCCATGAGCGACCCTCGTCGGTGATGCGCAGGACGCGCTGGAACCTACCGGATGATCCGCGCCGTGTGATCTCGTTCCCGTTGACTATCGCTACTTCGATCAACCCTGAGTTGAGCAGATCGCTGACGCGCTTGCTCGCTGCCCAAGGATCAACCTCGGCAGCGGTAGCCGCTTCTTCTGCCGTAGCGTTCTTATGCCCGAACGCAGCCAGCAGAGCGCGAAGCATAGACTCGCGGGTAAGACTGCGCGCGGCAGCCTTGCTTGTCGCCGGATCACTACTACGCGCTAGTGCCTTGGGCTTCGGTGCCCTATCGGTCAGCCAGCCGCGCTCGCGGTCAAGTTCACACACCTGACAGGAATCTCCGCCGCAGGCATGTGGCCGCGTATCGACGCTCGAAGTTACGCTGTCGAACAGGCCGGTCATCCTGCGCTCGGACATCCCACATCTCCCGTCGCGTCGTAGTATTGGCAGTAGTCTCGGCAGAATCGCTTCGGCATCTCCGGTTCCGGGATGACATCGAGATTGCTCTCGATCTGCGCCAGCCACATCAGGCCATCTATCGCGATACGGGAATCGTATGGTTCGCTGTGGATCTTGATGTCGAGTTCGTTCCCGTCGCGGGGTAGCCCGACGAGAGTGACCGTATCGACGCGCCGACCCGTGTTCTCCAACAGATACCCGTAGATCTGCACCTGAGTGCGCTGCTGCGATGACGGAAACGCCGAAGCCTTCTTCTTCGTGATCGTCTTCCAATCAACGACCTCGAACTCCTGCGTGTCATAGCAGTCAACGTGACCGCGCATACCGTCGTACTCAACCTCTACTTCCAGTAGGTAGCGCGGATTGAAAGGATCATCCTTCCGCTTCATGTTCCTTTCGATAGCGGAATGGATCGCGGTCCCCATCCAAGCCGCCATGCCAAGCGTGTCTTCGTTCGTTGGCTGAGAGCCAAGGAGACGATGCCAGACACGACGCCGACACCCGCCTACCTCGCTCGGGCCTACCGCCTTCTGCAGCGATCTCTTGCTTCCCTTGTCGTTAACGAGCGACATCACGAACTCTTTATCCATGACATACCCTTCCGCTAGTTGTTATTTGTCATGTGTGTAGCCGAGCCAGTAGCCGATGGCGAGCGCGAATAACGTGACTACGATGTCAGCGATACCCATGCTCAGGCCATCTCCATCGCGGCGCGTACCGCAGTACCAACGCTACGAGCGATGTCGATCTGCACCTTGATCCGGTTCACGTTAGCGCGAGCAACCTTCACGAGCGCGTCAGCCTTGCAGAAAGCAACGTACTCCAACTCACATAAGATCAAAGCCTCGTCTTCGATCTCCTGCACCGTCATCTTTCTGCCAGATTCGTTAGATCGGGCGCGAACGGAGAAGCGAGTCTTGGCTACTTCCAAATCCCAGTCCGGCTTCGCTTTCCCGTAATCGTTCTCTGCTGTTTCGAGTTGCTTATGCGCCTCATCTAGTTCCCTACTGAGAGAGATGAGTTTGTTCTCAACGTCAGCAGGCGTCACTAACTTGTTCATGCCGATACCTTTCTAGGCCAGTAGTACGGAAGATCGTCGGGCACATCGGGCCAGATAGGTCCGTAGTGTTCCGGCATCTTGCGAATGAGGTTGCTGCGGTGGCTGCGGATCAGATCGTGCGCGGACTTACCCAGCAGCCAGTCGGGGACCGCCGCAGCCGTATCTGGTTTTTGCAGATTGAACTGCATGAGTAGCGTGTCCTTGTATCCGCGTGAACGCCACTCGCGGCAGACGGCGATACCGTACAGAACAAGTGACTCTTCGTATCCGGCCCACATCTTGACGGCGGGATGATTCCGCCAGCCGTCGCTGATCCCGACGAGCGTGCGGTAGATCTGCCACGCTTCGACCCGCTGCTTCCCGAGACGCTGCCGGTCTAGTGCAAACGCAGACATCACATAGTCTGCGCCGTACGGTAGGAATGTTTGCATAGCGATACCCTCTCTTTCGGTTAGTCGGCGTCTTTGCCGTCGATGATGTCGAGCCGGTCAAGGATGATCTGCCGCAGAGTCGCCCCGGCTTCCCCTGTCGCAACAGCATCATCTAGGCAATCGGCATCGAAAGCGGTGTCCCAGATCATCTTCAATTCGTCACGGTTCAGGGAGACAGAGGCAGCCTCTACCCATTGGGTCAGGATCTCCTGCCTAGCGGTGTCCGGCTTGGCTCTGACTGGCTCTGTAACGTCTTCCCAGTCCAGCGGAGGGACGAGCGTAGCCTTCACGACATCGTTCCGGTTCCCGTTGTCGTACAGAGACAGGCCGAACTGCGTGCCTAGGTTGATCGCGGCACGCTTCAGAGCATCAGACTCGGCGGTCTTGACCGCCATATCGTGGGCCTCCCCCCGCTGCGGCAGAGTAGCCGACCCGACAGCCGCCTCTGTGTAGGTTGTGTAGCCAAGGAACTCATCGTTCGCGTGAATACTCAGCCGCATGATGACCTTGTATCCGACGTTCCATCGACCCTTCTCGTCCTTGTCCTCAAACATCAGATCCGCAGAGATGACGTCGGCGGACCAGTTGCCGAATCCGAAGATACGGATGAGATGAGCCTTCACATCCCACGCCTCCAAATAGGAGAGACTGATGCCGGACTGATTGCGTTGCGCGATGCGCGACGCGTTGAGTGGCTTCAGTAGTTGCGCGTATTGCTCTGTCGTGAGTTTCATTTCCCCTCATTCCCTAGTTAGTGCCAGCCGAAGATACGGTCTAGCGTCTTGTTGATGTGTTCTTGCTCGTCGTCGTCGGGATCGTTCCCGTTAAGATCGGAGAAGGAATCTGCGGAGAGTCCGTAGTGCGTGAACAGGACTCCGGCCTGCCGCTTGATGTCACGGACCCCGATGCGGTTCCACGGGATACCCATACGGATCAGTTCTAGTACGGCTGCCTGTGTCTGAATATTTGATGGGTCTAGTTGGAATGTGATCGTTACTTGCTTCTCGTTGCGTCGCGCCATCTTGCTCATCCCTCCTTTGTGCGGCGACCCGTGATTGGTCGCCATGCGTTGAGTGTGCTGAACTTCCAGACAGGCGTGCGGCCCACCTGGATATCGGGCGGAGGCATCTGGCCCCTCGCCTTGTATGAAGTGATCGTCTTCTCCGTGATCCCGTAGGCACGGGCGATATCACTAATCGTGAAGAACTCCTCGCTCACAGTCTCTCCTTATGCGCGTGCTTGCAGTTCTGGACGAAGTTGACTACCTCGTCCGGTGTCTGGGCCAGGATCTCGTCAAGCAGGACTGGCTCGGGTGGCTCGTTTCGCTCGCGGGAGCCGGGAAGCCTGCGCCACCATGACGTCAGGTATTCCTCTCCTTGGCGGTACACTTCGCACCACTCGTCGCTACCGGGAAGCAGCAACTCTAGGCTGCAAGTGACGGAACCCTTGTGGCCCTCTTCGGTCGCCCAGCCCCAGTTCAGTCCCTCGTCGTTCATGGTCTTGGTGACTGGTGCGTAGAACCGCCACGCGTCAGCGGCTAGATCCCTCTCGACCGCATCGTAGCGAGCAGGCCACCAGCAGGACGGGCAGATACAGTCATCGCTGCAACGATCTGACTCGTGACAGGATACGCAGTCGAATCCTAGGTCTAGCGTCAAGTTCATTCCCATCAGAGGACCTCCTCTTGCTCGATCGCGGACTCGCAGAGATTGCATCCGAACCACCAGCGCGGAGCAGCGGCAAGGTCCAGCCGCGACATATCGCACCAACGGCACATCCCAAACTCATCGAACACGGGAGACGACGCATCAGTCCTGATGTATTCGAGCGCATCGCTCAACGTCCCGACAGTACGGAGCGGAGACAGGTAGGTAGGCCCCCACTTCCGCCCATCGACAACGAACATCGGCACCTTCGCCGCTTCCGGCTTATCCCACGGGTCGCGCTCCAAGCGAACCGCGTAGCGATCATCGCTGCACTCCCAGCGGTCCTCGCTCACTCGTCGTAGTTCCATGCGAATACCCTTCTCTCGTTAGGCTAACGATCGCTAGCCAAGGCGAGGCAGGAAGGAAAGGGAAGGAACCCTCCTGCCCCACGTTGGTGAGCGATCAGGCAGACAGCAGCGCGTACGCCTTCTGCTTGATCGGTTCGACAGCGCCCACGAAGACGCGCTCGGCGCGCGCAACATCGGCGTCACGCTTGCCTGCCTTCACGGGCTTCACCCAGTCAGCCCACTCCGTGATCGCGTTGAACGCTGCCCAGCGGGTACCGGCGACGTTCTGCTGCGTCGGGGCGAGCCACAGACCGGCAACTTGCTCGCGCGTCTCCTCAACGCGCATCATCTGAAGGCTGCTCATGTCCTTCCGCATCGGGAAAAGAGCCTCTGTGAACGTGTCGAACTCGCGGCGAGACATCTCACTAGCAACGAGTTCATTGACAGCGGCCTGGAAAGCGTCGGCGTAATCGACAACGAGACCCATCGCCTCGCGTGCCTGCTGAATCTTGCCGCGAATGTTGGCGGTGTGCTTCATAGACCACTTGCTGACGGCGCTCTGAAGCCCGAACTGGACCGTGTTGGCGCAGACGGGACGCACCGCAGTAACGAAAGCGGTGAAAGCCTTGCTCCCGTCGTGGCTCGTGGAGCAGACAAGGTACAGATCAACGGTGTCCTGGCCTCCGGCGATGCTGATGTGCTGCGGCATCTTCATCGAAACGAACACCTGAGTCCCGCCACGCAGAGATCCGGCTGTCTCAAAGACCGCACCGGACTCATCGACCAAGTTGTTAAGGAAGTCGAACGCCTCCTTGTTCTGGATGACCGTGTACTGCTTGCCAACGACGCCGAGACCCTGCACTCCCAACTTCGGGTGGTCACGGTAAGTCATGTAACGATCGGGTGCGCTGACCATCACTACACCGTTCTCGGTCAGCACCGGGGTCTGGACCGGATCATCGGACTTGATGACGTCCCAATCCAACTGCGCGAGCCGCAGAGCATCCTCTACGTTCTGCGCGCCATCGGTGATTGTGCCCAACTGGTGCCAAGGAACCTCGCGGTTGGAGAAGAACGCGGCACTACCATCCTGGAATGTCTCTACTGCGTGCATTGGAATACCCTTCCGGTTAGGTCTGACGATCTCGTCAGCGGCACTATTCAGTACCGGACCCCTCGCGGGGTTTCGATCTAGTCAGCAGAAGACGTACACGGTCCCGTCCCCGTAATCGTCATCGTCATCCTCGGGATCGCTGATCGCGAACTCGCCGTGGTAGTGACTCCACTTAACGGGCATCAACTCCACGTTGTCGGGGATGAAGCGGTAGGCGATACGAGTGCCCCAATGGTCTGCGCTCGCTGCGCTGAACATGATCTGCTTGTCTGGGTCCAGCGTTTGCAGTTGCTCAATCAACTCACCTACCGTGAGCGACTTGCCCTTGATCTCTGTAACTGTTGCCATTACTGCATACCTCCTTCTATCCAGCCGGCGACACCCATCATGGCGATGAGTGCCAGGGTTGCGAGTGTGGCGAGAACGATCTCGCCGCGTGCCGTGAGTCTCACGATGCCTCCTCTGTCCTCGTGATCGGTGCGCCGAGCCATTCCTCTACCCCCTTAACGTGGAACAACTCGGGCGCATTACTCATCTGCTTCACTTCAATCGGCTGAAGCGGATCCCAACCGATCGCTTCCATCTCGTTCAGCATGTTCCTGAGCGAGAAGATTGTCGGGCGACGCAGGATGTAACCTGTCTGAAGTCCTTCGATCATGCGATCACATCGACAATCGCGTCGCACAGAATCGCGCAGCGCATGTATGCCGTCGGGTCGCAAACTAAATACAGGTGGCCGTCGCGCTCCTCTGTGTAGGGATCGGTCATCTGCGTCCCGCGATGCATGTATTTACGATCTAGCCGCGTGATAACGGTTACTGTCATGGTGCTTCCCCTTTCGTTAGCCTGTCTCATCAGGCACAGGCGGCTATCCCTGTGCGACCCCGCGAACGGGGTTTCGACTAAAACGGCGGTGCCGTCACTTCTTTGCCAGACTCGTACCCGGCATCCCAACCCTTGGACCAGCCGCGATCGAACTCGGCGAACTCGGCGTCCCAAATCAGTTCACGAATCTTCTGGATGTCATCCTTGCTGACTCCCAACTCGCGGAAGTAGTGGATGAGAGCGTGGTACATGACGCGGCTCTCGTTCGAAGCGCCCATCGTCGGGTACTCCTCAACGAAACGCCACGCGCCAGCGATCGCGGTGTCGATCGGCGTGCTTGTGATTGCCATTGGCTTTCCTTTCGTTGCGCGGTGAAGGTGTCAGTCAGGAGAGGAGCGCCACGGCATGCTCGTATTCCTCAGCGTCGCACGCGAGCGAGAACGCCGTGTCCAGGCAGCGATCGGCAGCCATCAGCGCAAGGCGCAGCGACGGGCGGTCCCCGCCAACGCTGGCGATCAAAGACATCAGGTCTTCCTGGATTCGGTTGATTTTCGATTCGGTCTGATTCACTTGCTTTCCCTTTCGTCTCGCCTGTCTCTTCAGCGCCAGGAGGCGAACCCTGACGGACCCCTCGCGGGGTTTCGACTAATCGCGCGTCGCATAGATACGGATGACACGGCGCTCGCCGTACTCGTTCTCGGTGCCGTACTCGTAGGACCAGATCTCCGTGTCTCCGTGGTGGTCGATCTCGACTGCCTCGGGGTTAGTAGCGAGTGCCTTCAGTACCTTGTTGAGCCGGATCTTGACGGTGCGGTCGCTCTGCGGCGTGTAATGATTGACGTCGGCGTGCTCTGGCGCGGCGTAGGTGCCGCCGCAACCGCAGGCGCACCCGGTCTTGCCGCAGTACGTCTTCTGGATGCTCTTGAATGAGATACCGATGGTGGTCATTGTGCTTCCCTTTCGTCTGGCCCTGTCTCGTCAGCGGTAGCCGGGCAGTTCTACCGGACCCCGTCGCCGGGGTTTCGACTAATATCCGAGTCGCTTAAGATCGGCGTTCGCGTACTTGCCGAGAACGCGCGACGTTGCCGCGACATAGGTGCTTCCGTGGATGTCGGTCTTGATGACCGGGTCGGCGTACACGACCTGAGCGTTGATCGCGTTCACGAGTCGCTGCGCGGTTTGCTTGTTACGCAGGACGTAGCCGTGGGTGCTTGGCCTATCGACCGTGGCATCCCAGGTCGAGTAGACGCACCACTCGCCGCCAGGCCTCTCGCACTCGTACATATCGGCGTGAACCTTCATGCGCTTCCCCTTTCGTTACACCTGTCTCGTCAGCACGGGTCGGTGAGTTCCCGTGGACCCCTCTCGGGGTTTCGACTATTCAGCACCGCACTCGCAGCCTCGCTTGTTGCAGCGGTGGGGCGCGGCCTGCCGGAAGACCCGCTCGCCGCAGAGCGAGCAGCATGTCATCGCTGCGATGCAGGACTTCTGCTCGGTCGGGCAAGTGATGACCCGTACCCATGCGCCGTACTCGTTTCGGTACTCGAAGTCCAGCGTATGAAGCGCCGTCGCGGTCACCATGACAGCATCGTCATAGTCGGAGGGCGGAGCGCGGTCAGTACGCCACCCGGCTCGTAGTCGGTGAGCAGGATCTTCTCGGCGGCTTCCTTTGCCTCTTCCCACGTGTCGCCGGTAACGCCGATCTCCTCGACTGAGGCGTACCCGTCGCTGTCGGTGAATGTCACCTCGGCGGTGTAATGGAATGCCATGCGTCTCCCCTTTCGTCATTGACCTGTCTCGTCAGGCACGGTAGGTCAGTTCCGTGCGACCCGCCGAAGCGGGTTTCGACTTACTCCCAGGTAGCGCTCTCGGTGATCCTGCCGTCAGACATCCCGAAGGAGTTCTGAAGGCCAATGCGGATCGCATGGAACTTCTCGCCGTCAGCCTTCGAGAAGTCGTTACGGCGCTCGGTACGGAACTCCATCTGGATCTCGTCACCCTTGTCGGCGATTGCCGAAGCGAGGTCACGGATCAAGCAGGCAGCCTCCGCCTTGCTCATCGTGAACCAGCAGACGTTACGGTCGTTCATCGGCGTGTGCGTGGTGGTCATGATTGTTCCTTCCCTTTCGCCTGTCTCATCAGCACCGGGAGGCGAACTCCGGTGGACCGCCTCGCGGCGGTTTCGACTATGCGCTACATGAACTGGCTGACCATCCGGCTGAACGTCGGAAGGTGAACGGGCTTGGCCTTGGGCCGAACCTTGAAAGACGCAGGCACCGGGATCTCGGTGGCACCCTCCAAGCCGCGACGCGCAATGGCCTTCTCACGGCTGGACCACTCGCCACCCATGAAGACGTAGCCATCGGTGTGCAGCGGCGTGATGATGAACAACGTGTAACGGCCATTCTTCTCTGTGAAGAAGTAGGTGCGGTCGTCGCTCATGCGATCTTCCCTTTCGTCATCGCGTGTCTCTTCAGCGTTAGGACGCGACCCCTAACGGACCCTCCTACCAGTAACGGCAGGAGGGTTTCGACTGGGAAGTCAACTGAACGCTCGGGGTTACTTCCGGCTCGTCTGTCCTCGCGTCGCCCCTGCCGCTCGCTCTAGCGTTTGCACGGTGATCGCATCGCAACGATGGGGGTGGCGAGGAAGGTCCCTTCCGGTTCTCCCTCTGCGCGGATCGGGCTGGTTCACTAGGCGGTTCCGGTCGCGACGCGCGATCACTTGTCTCGGTGATCTTGCGGTTAGTGGCTCTTCTACGCTCACCCATTCGCCGGAGGCGGTGCCCCGATCCGCTCTTCAGTTATGCCCCTATCTTACCGTGTCAGACGGTAGATGGTGGTATTTCCCGAAAAGTTTTTTGAGAGCAATTTGAGGCCCCATCCCAGGCCCCTACCCCGGTGCCCCCTTAAGGGGGGATAACCCCTCAGATTGCTTCTGAGGGCCTTCCAGCCCGACCCTCGCCTGGAGCCTGACCGGGAGGCTCTGGCGCGTGTAGAATGGTCCCAGCAACGTGTCCACCCGTGACCCCGCTTCCGCCGTGGCTCGCGTGGCCCCAGGGATGCCGGGGTTGCCGCGCGTCCATGGGAGCGGAATGGCGACCTACCGAGTCCTCGTAGGAATCGACTACGCAGGCAATCGTGCCGAACCGGGCACCGTCGTCAGCGACCTACCCGCCAGTAGCGTTACTTGGCTCCTCGCGCAGAACATCATCGAAGCCGCAGATAACGCTTCAGACGATCAGCCGGTAACACCAAAGACTACTGCTGCGCGTGAGCCTAAGTCTCCCAGCAAGGGAGGCGAATGATGCCCACATTTCGTCACGGTAAGCGCACCGTCGTTCTGCTGAACGGGACCGATATGTCCCCGTTCTTGAACGAGGCTACTCAGACCCAGGAGATCGAGACTGCGGAGACCACTACCTTCGCGGATTCAGACAAGACCTACATCACCGGCCTCGGCGACGGGACGATCTCCACGAGCGGCCTATTCGACGGAACCGCTAACGCTTCTAACGATGTCCTCAGCGGCGCTATCGGGCAGGAAGATAACACCTTCACGGTGCTGCCCGAAGGCGCTACCGCAGGCGCGAGAAGCATCATCGCTAACGGCCAGTTGACCTCCTATGAGGTGTCCTCTCCAGTGGGTGACGTTGTCGCTATCTCAGCAGAAGTTCAGGCCGATGGAGGACTGTTCTCCGGTCGCGCTCTGAACGCTCTCACCAACACGGGAACGTCGGCATCGCTGACCGGCATTAACGACGGCTCATCGACCAGCGGTGGGGGCCTCTTTAACCTTCACGTTACGGCGAATACGCGCGACGGTGCGGCAACCGTCAAGGTCCAGCACTCAGCAGATAACGCAACCTGGGTGGACCTCGTCACATTCTCTTCCGTCAGCGCCAGCAGCACGGCGGGAGAGAGCATCACCAGCACGGGCACGGTGAATCAGTATCTCCGTGCAGCACACACCCTCGCCGGATCGTCCGGCTCCATCACCTATCACGTTTCGGCAGCAAGGAGATAACTGTGCCTACCTTCAAGCATGGCAAGAACGCCTACTTCGCCCTCGACGGGACCGCAGCATCACTCGTCAACATCAGCGGCACTCTGAATGAGATCAGCATGCCGCGCGAGATTGAGACTGCGGAGACGACGGCGTTCGGGCAGAACGACAAGACCTACATCACCGGACTCGGTGACGCCACCATTTCGCTCTCCGGCATGTTCGATGCCACGACTGACACGATGATTGCTGGCGATATCGCCAACCTGAAGTCGGGTTCGGTGTCCAGCCTCTCGTTCGAGTACGGTCCCGCTGGCTCCGCATCGGCCCAGCCGAAGTTCACGGGCGAGGCGCTCATCACTTCCTACGAGGTTTCCTCCCCGGTCGGCGATGTCGTCACCTATTCGCTCGAACTTCAGGTCACGGGCGGCGTTACCGGCACCACGTTCTGACGCACGGTTCAGTAACTTTCCACGTTCCCATGTGGACCAACCAAAGGAGTAACGGTAATGGCTAGTTTGCGTGACAAGATCTTCGCAGCACAGGACATCCCGACCGAGGTTGTGAGCATCCCCGAGTGGGGAGTCGATGTTCTCGTTCGAGGTATGAGCGCAGGCGACCGCATCACCCTGATGCAGAACGCTTTCGACCAGACCACGCAGCAAGTGAACATGAGCATCGTCTACCCCGACGTTGTCGTGTCGTGCACCTTCGACCCTGACAGCAACGAGCCGGTGTTCACGACCGCAGACAAGGACGCGATCCTCGCGAAGTCCAGCGCAGCAGTCGAGCGTCTGGCTAACGTCGGGCTTCGGCTGTCCGGTATCGGCAAGGAAGAGCAGGACGCGGCGGGAAAAGATTCCTCCAAGTCCCAGAAAGACGATTCATCTTCGAAATAGCGCAACGGTTGGGGAGGACGGTGGATGAACTCCTACTTGGAGGCCCAGGCCACCGTCCTCTCACTTCCGCAGAACTAACGGAGTGGATCGCGCTAGAGCATTTGCGGGTCTGGGAGCAGGAACAGGCCTCGAAGAAGAAGAGGTGAACTCATGGCGGTAGCAACAGAGGTTGTCGCCCGGTTCACAGCCGACATCAGCGATGTCCAGTCGAAGATGTCGATGGCGCGTGGCGCTTTCGCGACCGTAGGCGAAGCGGCATCGTTCTCTAGCAAGCGTATTGCCGAGGTCGGCAACGCTATGGCCGACGTCGGCAAGAAGATGACGGTCGGCATCACCCTCCCCCTGGGTGGTGTAGCGGCTGCCGCAAGTACCGCAGCGATCTCGTTCGAAGCCAGCATGAACAAGATCATCGGCCTGGTCGGTATCGCGTCTGATGAGGTCGCCCGAATGGGCACCGAAGTCACCGGTATGGCTGGTCAGATCGGCAAGTCACCTGACGAACTCGCTGCTGGCTTGTTCGTTGTGACCTCCGCAGGCCTGCGCGGGTCTGACGCGATGTCTACCTTGGCGAACTCTGCTAAGGCTGGTGCGGCTGGACTAGGCGAAACGAACGATATCGCTCGCGCAGTAGCCGGTGCATTGTCTGCATACGGTACTGAAGTCCTCTCCGCGTCCGATGCCACCGACGCTATCGTCGCCACGGCCCGTGCGGGTAACTTCGAGACGAGCCAGTTCGCTGCCTCCATCGGTCGCGTACTGCCCTTCGCTAAGCAGGCAGGCGCATCCTTCCAAGAAATGGGCGGAGCAGTAGCCCTCCTGACGCGAGTGAACGGTGACGCTGCCCAGTCAGTCACTCAGATTCAGGCATTGTTCCGCGCTTTCGTCGTCCCAACCGAGGAAGCCAAGACTGCGCTTGACGAAGTTGGCATGAGCGCTCAGGATCTACGCGACTCGATTGCCGCTAAGGGGCTACCCGCTACGCTGCAAATGCTTGACAAGGCGCTCGGCGGCAACCGGGAACAGTTGGGTAGGCTGCTGGGATCGTCGGAAGCGGCATCTGCGGCGTTCCAAATCCTTGATTCGGACGCTGCCACGATCGAAGCGACCTTCGGCGGGGTGCGCGCGAGCGCTGGCATGACCGCTGAAGCCTTCAATGCCGTCGCGCAGACGACTCAGTTCCAAATGAATCAGGCGATGGCCCAGTTGAAGGCCACCCTCATCGACCTTGGGAACCAGTTCCTACCGATTATCAAGACTGTCGTTGACTTCATGCAGGCGAATCTGAAGGCGTTCAGTTCCCTACCGGGTCCGATCAAGACTGTCATCACGGCATTCGCTGGGATTCTCGCCGTCGTCGGCCCATTGCTGTTCATTGTGGGTAAGTTGATCGTCGTCTTCTCCGGTCTTCTGTCAATTATGCTGAAGATGCGCGCTGTCGGGGCGCTACGGCTGGCGTTCGCTCAGTTGCGCGGCGAGATGGCCGCTACGCGAGCCAGTCTGAAGCAGACACAGTCCTCTATCGGGATGATAGCGACAGCAGCAAATACGGCTAAGGTGACGGTTGTTGCTTCCTTTAAGGCGATTGGCGTTGCCGCGAAGGGTCTGCTCGCGAGTCTCGGGCCGATCGGTCTCGCGATGATCGCTGTCGGTGCGGCTTTCGAGATCTTCGTCGGGAAGGCTGCCGGGACAGAGCATCATCTGGCGAACCTTCGCGACGAGATCGACCTCACGACCGGAAAGATGACTGAAGCGGCGAAGATCTTTATCGCCTCCGAGTTGCGTCACAACATCAGCCAAGAGGACTTGGCGATGATGGAGAACTACGGTATCTCTATCTCGGGCTTCATCGCCGCCTTGGAGCAGGGTGGACCGGCACTCGACGCATACCGGGACAAGTTCGCGCAGATGCGACTCGAAGCCGAGGGCTCCGGTGGCTTGTTCGACACGGGCTTCGGAAACGTAGGCACCATCACTTCGATGGACACGATCATCAACACTATGAACGGGATGATCGACCAGTACGGTAATGCAAAGTTGGTCGCTGCCGATCTCGCTGCGGCACAGGTGGACGGCGCGCTCGCGGCATCTGACGCGCAACGCGGACTCATGGCAACCCACCGCGCTGCCGCACAGGAGCAGCGCGCTATCGCTGCTGGCACGGCATCCGATGGTGCCCTAATGCAGAACGTCATCGACGCGACCACCGAAGCGGTACGCGGACTGCAGACTGCCTTCTCCGATCTGAATAACGTTGTCGGTGACATTCGCGCGGAGGATGCCGCGAAGGACGCTTATGAGGCGTTGACCGCCAGCATCAAGGAGAATGGGGACGGTTTCCGGCGCACGACCGACGAGCAGCGCGCTAACCGTGACGCACTCCTTGACTACATCGACACGCAGGTCGCGTTCGCCGAATCTTTGGATGAGCCGCAGGCGCAGTTGAAGGCGCTTCAGCAGTTGGAGGCCGACACGAAGGCTGCGCTGAAGGCTGGTGGCGTCAAGGCTAAGGACTCCGCGATCTATCAGAGCGTCCGTGACGCGGTTGATGAAGCCGAGAAGAAGGTCGGCGACATGAAGACCGCCGTGAGTGATGCCGAGAAGAAGGGGCTGGACGTATCCGAGGCAATCGCTTCGGGTATCGAGCAGGGCATGAGCCAGCAGGAGGCCACCCTGAACGCTGCCGGTGCCGCCGCTGGCGACTTCACCGCAGACGGATTGAACACCGCTCTCGGTATCTCCTCGCCTTCCCGTGTCGCTATGGACGCCGGACGGAACACAGGGCTTGGCTTGATCCAAGGCTTGAATCAGATGCGTGCCGCTGCCGAGGGCGCTGGCATGAACGTCGGCGCTAACGTGGTGCGCGGTATGCTCACCTCTCTGCGTAACGGGCAGGGTCCGGTTGCGTCTGCGGCGCGGGAGATCGTTGCCGCCGCGATCGCCGCAGCACGGGACGAGTCGCAGGAAGGCTCCCCCTCTAAGGTGTTCATGGGGATCGGACGCAACATGGTCCTCGGCCTCGCACGAGGCATCACCTACGAGATCCCACTTGCCAAGGGTGCGGGAAGCAAACTCGCCAAGTCCCTGATCACGGCCTTCCGCGAGGCGATGGAAGACAACTCAGGCTCCGTCGCTGGCGCGATCAACCAAGTCTTCGGGTCGATTCCGACCAAGACCCCGCTCGAAATGCAGTTGGGTGTCAAGGGTGCCGAGAAGTTCATCAAGGACAACAAGAAGGCACTCATGGCGCTCGTCGAACTCGGCGAAGCGATCGACCTTATTAACGCGAAGGTGCAGTATGCGGGGCAGGCTTTCGCGTCGCTCGGAGAGTTGGTCGCTCGCCCGTTCGGACGCGAGTCGGCGATATCAGAAATGTTCGGCAGCGAAGCCGATATCGACAGAGTTATTGACGGATTCCTGTCTATCCGCGATCAGGTTAAGCAGGCATACTCGGTCCTGACTGATGCTTCTATTGTTGGGGCGAAGGCTGCTGCGCGTAATCGCGCCGAGATGTACAAGACGATCGGTGCGCTAAGGGCTCTGACGGAGCAGGCGATTTCGCTTAGGCAGCAGTACGACACCGTCATGGCTGAACTGGAAACGCTGGAGAAGGATTACCAGAAGTCCGTCACGGAGACTAACGCTTTCTATGATGCTGCCGAGAAGAAGGCAGAGGAGAACATCAAGGCGATCGAGGATCGCTGGGCCGCTGCTATACCCAAGTTGGATGCTGCGCTGAAGAAGGCGAATGAGGCGTTCGATAAGGAGAACGCGGTCCTTCAGAGGCTCATTGGTGAGCGAGATCAGTTCGTCGATCAAATCAAGTCAGGCTTCCGATCATTCGTGAATAGCCTGTCCTTCGAGTCATCACGGGCCTCTAAGCAGATCGTGAAGGAAACCAAGCGCCTCGCTAACGGCATAACGGTCACGCTGGAGCGTGAACTGGAGGTGGGCGGCGGTCCTGCCGCGATCCGGCAGACGCTAGAGGAGCGGCTTGCCGCTGTCCGAGAGTTCTCCCGCAACATCAAGACCCTTATGCAGCGCGGCCTAGACCCTGCGCTCGTGCAGGATTTCGTGTCTGCCGGTGTCTCTGGTGCCGGGTCTGCTGCGGCAGCGCTCGCATCCGGCTCTCAGGAAGACATCGCCGCTATCAACGCTGTCCAGTCTCAATTGCTTTCCGAGTCGGAAGACTTCGGCAAGTACGCGTCCGCGCAATGGCACGACATCGGTGTTGCGCAGCAGCAGGCCATCGTCACGCCGCTAGAGGTAGCCAGGGATGCCGCACAGAAGGCTCTCGATGACGCCAACGCTCTGCGGGATCAGGAACTTGCCGCTGCTCGCGCGCAGTTGGAGAAGTTGCGTACCGAGCGCAAGGCTGCTCTAGACAAGATCGACGCCGACTACAACGCTAAGAAAGCGGAGTTGGAGGCGAAGGCAACTGAGTTGCAGACACAGATGGACACGGTAGCCGCTCAGATCGAAGAGAAGATCCTGGCGATGCTGAACACTACTGCGACACGGAGCGCAGAGGCCGGAATGAAGGCCGGGCAGAAACTCCTGGAAGGCTTCCGCAAGGAATACCCAAAGGTGTACGACAAACTGAATCGCCTCATGGATCAGTTGGCGGCGTCGCTCACGCGTACGGCTACTGTCACGGTGCAGACGGTGTATCAGTCTGTGATGCCTGTGATTCCACCGCCTACGGGTAAGTTGCCTAAGCGCGCGATGGGTGGCCCCGTTGCGGCGCGTACCGCGTATCTCGTGGGTGAGCGTGGACCGGAACTGTTCGTGCCAGGGTTTAACGGCAACATCATCCCGAATAATCAGTTGGGTACGGTGCCTGCGATGGGTGCGCGTGGCGGTGCATCCGGTGGCATGGTCGTCAATCTGACGGTGAACGCCGGGATGGGCGCTAACGGTGACGATATCGGGCGTCAGGTTGTGGATTCGCTGCGCAGATATGAGCGCCGTAACGGACCTATCCCGGTGAAGGTTACGGGATGAGAGCCGATACCAAAGTCTTTATCGCGTTCGACCTTTCCGTATCAGGGCAGGGAACTTTTTTCACGCTGAACGATGCGGTGAAAGGTGAGTTGGATAGCGCGACGTATGTTCTCGCTGGCGACGTTTTGACGGATGTTACTGAGGATGTGCGGTCTGTTCAGGTGCGGCGTGGTCGTTCGTGGCAGTTGGATAAGTTTGAGACTGGTACGGCTAACGTGGTGCTGGCGAATAGGGAACGCCAATACGATCCTAGTAACGCGATTGAGACTGCGACTCGCCTTAACTATGTGCCTAATCCGTCATTCGAAGTAGACACTACGGGCTGGTCTGCGTCGGCTACTGACTTCACGACGGCGGGTGCGTCGTTGGGCACTACTGCGGTGTCTGCGTTTGGGGCTGCTGCCGCGCTTGTGACGACGGGTGATACGTCTGCAAGTCAAGGTTTCCACACAGTCTTGACGGGGCTGCCTGCTAACACGACGTTCGTGATTAGTGGGTATGTGTTTCCGGTTTCGGGGGCTGGCGTGTTCCTCGCGACGAAAGACACGACGAATAATGTTGTGGGTACGGTGGGTTTGAGCGCGTCACCTTCCGGTTTGATCGGTCCTAGCGTGGCGACGATTGCTGATTGGGACCGCATTTCATCGGTTATTACTACGGGCGCTAGTGTCGCTGACGTTGTTGTCGCGTTCGGGGCTGACGAGAATCCGCAGCGGTTCACGTTGGATGATGCGACGTTGGGGCAGTTGGGGAGCGCGTCGCTCGCAGGCGGCACGAGTTCGCAGTTCCGTGTAGATGCGGTGCTGTGCGAGACAGGTAGTACCGTGTTGCCGTACTGTGATGGTGGGGCTGCTGACGGCACGATCCTGTCAGCGTCTACCTCTTGGAACGGCACCCCGAATAACAGTACGTCTAATCTTGTGTATGGTATTCCGGGGACGGGTTCCCCGTACTTCCCTAGCGTTAAGCCGCGTAAGGAAATGCAGATCACGCTTGACGGTGGCGCGGTGTTCACAGGGCTTGTGGAGGATTGGGATTACCAGTTCTCACTCAATAACGATTCGACGGCGACGGTTCGCGGGGCCGACGGGTTCACTCGCCTAGCGCAAACGCTCATTAACCCGGTGAGTGTGCCTGCCGAAACGAGCGGTGAGCGCGTGGAGCGGGTGCTGGACTTGACGGAAGTTGGGTGGCCTGCTGGCTCGCGTGCGATTGACACGGGCGCGGCGACGCTAGGGGCGCAGGACAGTGGCGGTACGTCTGATCCGCAGCCCGTGAACACGCTCCAATACTTGCAACAGGTGGAGTCTGCGGAGCCGGGCGCGTTGTTCATTGACGGGGCGGGGGTTCTCAGGTTCCGGTCACGGGCTACGGCACAAACGCTGACGGGCGTGACGTTCTCTGACGCGGGGGATATCCCATTCGTGGATGTGTCTATCGACTACGGCGTCGATAACGTCAGGAATCAGGTGACGATTAACCGTGTAGGCGGGTCGCTCATCACGGTAACGAGTCAGCCTAGCGTGGACGAGTACGGCGTTATCGCCTACCAGTTGCAGGACAGTCTGCTATCTAGCGACGAACAGGCTGAGACTCTGGCAACGTGGATCGTGCAAGAGTACGCGCAGCCTAAGATTCGCATTGACCGGATCACGGTAGACGTAGGCATGTTGACGATCAGCCAAAGGTCAGAGGTGTTCTCGCTGGACTTGGGTGACGTTGTGCGGGTGACGTTCACGCCACAAGGGGTGGGGCTACCTATTGACCGTTACCTGACGGTGGATGCGTTAGAGCACTCTATTACTCCAAGCGATCACCGGATGACGCTTGACCTGTCGGACGCCTCCCCAGGATTCGTTCTGGATAGTCCTGCGTTCGGTGTCCTGAACTCTAGTAAACTCGGATTCTGACGGAAGGAAAGTCCTCATGGCTCAGTTTGTTCCCGGTGAAGTTCTCACCGCCGCGAACCTCAATAACGCTATTAACGCGCCTACTGTGAACCAGCAGACTGCTTCCGCATACACGCTCGCGCTGACGGATGCGGGGAAGGTTGTTCTGCTGTCCGGTAGTGTGGCGCAGACGGTGACTATCCCGGCTGAGTCCTCCGCATCGTTCGTTACCGGGACAACTATCGGCGTCCTCTCAGGAGGTAACGCGTCCGTCACGATCCAAGGCGCATCACTCGTGACGCTGAACTCTACGGTCGGTTCTGGTAGCGCGGTGTCTCTGACTGGTGCTTACACGGCGGCGCAGTTGTTTAAGTCGGCGTCGAATACTTGGATCGCCATTGGGAGCATTGACTGAGTTATGTCTCTTCTGCGGATTCTAGGGGCGCTCGCGTCGTCTGGTGCTATCGCGCCGTCATCTCTTTCCCTTCAGTACCTAGTCATTGCGGGTGGCGGCGGTGGTGGCGGTGGAGGTGGCGCAGGCGGCGGCGGCGCAGGCGGCTATCGCTGCAACAGGACCGGAGAATCTAGCGGCGGGGGTGCAGCGGCAGAGGCGGCGTTTAATGCGGTCACCGCTAGCGCATATGCAATCACAATCGGCGCTGGCGGTGCAGGAGCGTCGGCTGGAAGCAACTCCACAGATAACGCCAACGGTAGTAACTCCGTATTCTCTACCGTTACAAGCACCGGGGGCGGCAAAGGTGGAAACTTCGACATCGGCTCTAGCGGCGGTTCGGGCGGTGGCGGCGGTGGTGGATTCTTTCCGGGCAAGGCGGGTGGCGCTGGCACAACCAATCAAGGCTACGCGGGAGGTAACGCTGGCGTAGATCAGAGCCCATACAACGGGGGCGGCGGCGGTGGCGCTGGCAGCGTTGGAGGGACTAACAGCACATCTAAAAGCCCGGCGGGTGCCGGAGGTAGCGGTATCTCGTCGTCGATTACTGGCAGCAGTATCGCGCGTGGCGGCGGCGGTGGCGGTGGCGGTCGCCCCGGTGGTGGCGGGAACAACATTGACGTAACAGGTGGTTCCGCGACCGCTGGCGGTGGCACGGGCGGCAACGGCAAAACAAACGCGACCGCTGGCGGCAACGGGACCGCAAACACAGGTGGCGGCGGCGGTGGCTCTGGCAACTCTGCCGATCTCTCTGGTACCGCGCTCGCTGGCGGCGCTGGCGGTTCTGGTGTTGTCATCCTCCGCATCCCTAACACGTTCACGGCTGTATTCACTAGCGGCGTAACCTACACAGAAACCGTAGACAGCACGGATAAGGTGTATACGGTTACTGCTGCTGGTGTGTCGGATACGGTGTCGTTCTTCGCTAACTCTGCGCTTGTGCTGGCGTCTTACCTGATCGTTGGCGGCGGCGGTGGAGGTGGCGCAG